CCAGCTTCCTCGCGTCCAGGCGCACGGGACGGCCGCCGCACTCCTGCGCGAAGGCCATCAGCTCGCCCTCGATCTCCGGCACGAGCTCGGCCCTGCGCTCGGCGTCCGCGCCTACCTTGACCACGGCGTAGCCCGACAGCGCGAGCATGGCGCCGATTCCTGCGGCAAACAGGTGCGTCATCATCTCGCGCCCCCGTTCCACGCCTCGGCGGCCCATTCGGGCTCCCCGTACGCGAGCCTCACGTTCCTGGGCTGCTCCGAGAGCCTGCACCTCGTGTTCTCGCACACCACGGCGTAGTACGTCTTGCCGTTCGCAGCCACGGTGGTCTCGGCCATCCTGGCGGTCGAGCCGCACAGCCTGCACCTATTGAGCGCCTTCGCCATCTCTTGCCCTCCTCAGCTCGCCTTCCAGCCTGTTCACCTCGGCGCAGAGCTCGCCGTTCCTCAGCTCCAACCGCTCGTTTCGGCGCTTCAGCTCGTTGAGCTTGGCTGTAAGGCCTGCGACCTGCTTTTCCAAGTCGTTCACTTCCTCCTCCTTCTCATCCTGGCCCTGTAGCGGTTCGCCTCCTGCCGGCAACCGAAAGAGCAGTACTTCCTCTCCTGTCCCATGCGCCCCCTGGCTGTCATGGGCCTGCCGCACACGTCGCACCACCTGAGCACGCGGCCCTCGTCGCAGAGCCTCTCCACGACCACGAGCTGCCATGGCCTCTCGCCGCATGCGACCCTCAACGTCCTGGGCGGCCCGTCAACGAACTCGCCCATGTCGTTCATCCTCATTCCAGTCCGAGGAGCCAGTCTGCCGACACGCCGAGGCACTTCGCAAACCCCACGATGTTCGCGAAACCTGGGTAGGTCGCCCCCTGCAGGTAGCGCGTGAACGTGCTCTCCGCGACGCCCACTTCCGCCTCGACCTCGCTCCTCTTCTTCCCGGAGTTCTTCATCGCCCTGTACAGGCGCTTGGGGAACACCTTCTTCGCGTTCTCCCTCGCCTTGTCTACCTCTTCCAACTCAATCCCCTTTCCTCGAGCCATTCCCCGAACGAAGCCTCGAAGCACTCTTCCGAGCAGTAGCCGTTCCTATCGCCGTCGCAGGGCTTCCCGCAACGCTTGCACTTGCGCACGCTCGCCTCCGATTCGCGGTTCCCCCGCATCAGCTCCTTCACGAACCTGCTGGGCCGTTCCACGATGCAGAACTCGCCCATGTCGTTAATCCTGGTCATCGCGTCACCCCGATTCTCCGGGCCTCCTCCTCGATGGACTCGTACTCAGGTATCGAGTCGCGGTTCCCCCTGATTGCGAGCCACGCCTTCACGGCGAACCTCGTGAGCTCGACGTTCGATTCGTAGAGCAGGTCAACCGTCCTCGGGTCCACGTCGGGCATGCCGAGGAAGAACCCCGGCTGGACCGACAGCCCAGCGCACAACTTCATTAGGATGTGGGCCGTCGGATCCGCCCTGCCCACCATGTAGTTGTCGATGCTCGCCTTGGAGACGCCCGTCATCTCGCTCATCTGGGCCCTCGTGATTTCCATTTCCTCCTGGATGTCCCTGAGACGAGCCGAGAACATCCTCAGGAATTCGTCCCTCTCCATGTCAGCACCTCTTGTAGACGACCCCGCAGAACCGCAGGTACATGACGTTCTCGAGCGTCTCGTCGGAAATCGACTCGTCGTCTCCCAGGTCGTAGATGTAGGGAGGGTCGGGCTTCTCCTCCAGCTTCTTGGGGAAGTACCTTATCGAGCCGTCTTCCATCTCGACCGTCTCGAAGAGGTTGTCGTATCTGCAGTGGGTCATTTGGCACCACTGCTGCCGAAGCCGCCCTCTCCCCTCTCCGTTTCCGAGAGGCTCTCCACTTCGACGCACTCGCATACCATGAACGGCATCACCACAAGCTGGGCGCACCGCTCGCCGCTCTCAACCACGGCGACGTCGTGGCCCGCGTTGTAGAGCGGCAGCTTGATTTCTCCCCGATAACCCGAGTCGACCACGCCCACGTTGTTCGCGAGGTTCACGCCCCGCTTGCTCGCCATCCCCGAGCGTGGGAACACCAGCCCGACGTATCCCTTGGGTATCTCGCATGCGACGCCAGTGCCGACCATGACCGTGCCCTGCGGCGCGATTTCGACCGTCTCGCGGCTCGTGAGGTCGAGCCCCGCATCGCCTTCCTTGGCATGCTTGGGCAACGGAGCCCCGTCCGTCAGTTTCACTTTCAGTTTCATTCGTTTCTCCACTCTCCTATGAAGTACCTACGCCAGCACTCGGCATAATCCACGTCGGCGCTGCACCGCTCCTCGCAATCGGCATCCATGCCCTCGCGATAGCATTGGTCGTACGGACACGATCCGTAGTCGGCGATGAACTCGCAGGCCCTCCGCAACGCGGATTCCAACTTCGTTATCTCGGCGCTTGCCTGCTTGCAGTCGAGGCCGTGGACGAACTCGTGCATGGTCATCCTCATGGTCACCGTCCCGCCTCGATTCCCAGCTCCCGCATACGCTCGGAGAACGCCTCAGATGCGCCGTCGGCCAGCACGAGCGGCCACATATCGCGTATCAGCGCGTCGCGTTCCTCGATGGCCCATTTCAGCCCGTCGACTTCGGCCTTCAGGTGTTCGGCCCTGGCAAACTCGCCCTGTAGCGTGGCCATTGCCTGCTCGTAGTCATCGCGGGCCTGGCGCTCCAACTTCAAGACGTCTCGGCATCGCGCTTTCCACTCGTTCTCCGTGCCGCCCTCTGGGACGTACCTGCGCTCGTCCACGGTGCCGTCGTCGTTGCGCCTCTCGGCTATGAGCACGCGCGGCCACCGCTGCCAGCATTGGCGCTGAACCGTTATTCTGGCCATTAGCCAATCGCCTCCTTCGCGGTCGCCCCGCACATCGGGCAGCGCGGGATGGCGAACGAGTACAGCCAAGCTCCCCAGCCGTCGTCAATCCAGCCATGCCTCCCATGGAACACGTCGAGCATGAACCCCTCGGGGTACTCGGCATCGTCTGGCGTGATCGTCATGTAGGCGTCGCCGTCGACCTCCGTCTCAATCGGCTTCTTCGAGCCGTCGCAGTACTCGCACATCAGACTTCCTCCCCGCATATCGGGCATTTGCCAATCGGCTCAAGGTAGACTTCGCGCCATTTCCCCGTCCATAATCCCTTGCTGGACACCTGGACGTATCGGTTCATATCATCCTTGACATGTAGCCTAACGACGAGGCCAGGGGTCTCGACGAGCGGCTTCGGGTCGTACCACGGCTCGCAGTAATCGCACATCAGCCGCGCACCTCCTCGTATCGTTCCAGCAGCCCAATCAGCGCGTCGGCGTCGTAGGCGTGCTCCTCGCCGTCCACGTTGAGCACGACCCGCTCGAACGGCGCGTACATGCTCATGAGCATGTGGCGTATGCGCTTCTCCCCGCGCGTCAGGAAGATGTACAGCGTGCGGCGGTCGACTTCCTCGCCATGCTCCAGGACCAGCGTGTAGTCGTCTGGCATCCTCATTCCGCATCACCTCCCATCTCCCTTCCTCGATAGCTCAGGCACTCGTCGCCCTGGGGTCCGCGCTTGAACGTTCGGCTCACGTAACAGCACAAGGCGACAGCACCGCGCATGACGCAATGGAAGCATCCGTAGCACTTCGGGTTGACGATTTGCCACCCGCTCCACGTGGTCGTGGTGGTCTGCATCGGCTGATACGCCGTGTACTTCTCGAACATCAGCCCATCTCCCTCCCGCGCTTGTCGAAGCGCCTCGGCTCGCCCTCCACGTGCCCCTCGCACTCTCGGTGCTGGTGGTGCGTGTTGAACGTCGGGCACCAGAAGTAGACGGTGCCGACCTCCCACTCGGGCGAACCTTCGGGCGGGAAGCCGTTGAACGTGGCTTGGGCGCAGTGCTTGCATAGGGTCATTCGCACGCCTCTATTCCGAACTCTTCCAACCGCCTGCGCAGCCCATCGCGGTGCTCGTCGGTCATGCCGTACTCCCACGTTGTCGTGGTCCATATGTCGCGCATAAGCTCCGTCGCCTTCCTTATCCACTCGCCGTACTCCCGCATGGAGTCGCGGTATATGCTGTCGCGGGTGAACCCCGGTATCGGCTTCAGCGCGTCGGATTCCATCGCGGCCTCCATGCACACCCACGTGCGCCCGTCGTGCACGGCCATCGCGAAGTCGTGGTCGGTGACGGCGGCTCGGCGGTTCCATCGTTCATGGAGTTCATCCCAAGTCGAGTCTTCGCCGTGGAACACGGCGAAGCCGCAACCGTCACCGCACGACAGAACAGGAATATCGGTCAGGTACAGCCTCTCGTGCACGACTTCATAGCACCCGCATCCTGGGCACGGCAGCGAGCCGTTTCCGTTAGTTTCGGATGCGGTTCCATTAGTCATCGTCCGCCTCCCCGAACATGGCGCGTATCTCGTCGGCGTACCGCTCCTCGATACCGTCCAAACCGCTGTCGCTCCACGTGGTCTGGCACGTGCAGGACGCCTCCCACACCTCGTTCGCCAAGTCGAGCAACATTTCTTCGAGCGTGCGTGGCTTGACGTGGCGCGAGAACGCTGTGTTGTACCAATCGCCCGTGTCGCATTGCCACTCCCACGGCAGCTTGCCGTTGGCTGGGCAGTACGTGAGCGCGACCACCTCGCCGCGCGTCTCCCCGAGTTGCAGGTAATCGCCCACGCAAATCGGCACGCCGTCAGCATCGCAGGGCAGCTCCATGAACCGCTCGGCGATTTCGGCTTCGATCTCGTCGGCTATAACTCCGAGCGCGTCGATTACGTTGTGCGTATTGGTGTTGGCGCACAGCTTGATCTTTAGCATCGGTATGTCGATGCACCCATCAAGGTTGCGCAGTTTCTCAAGCGCCTTGATTTCGCTCATAGCAACCTCCCCTGCTCGGGCTCCGCTCTCCTGTTCCAGTTGTCCCACGCGCCCTGGGTGCTGCCAGCTGGCGTGCCCGTGGCGTTGCACGCGCATGCGACGAAGTAGCCCCAGCGCGGCGAGTGCTTGCATTGCGCGTTCCTCTTTCCGCAAAACGGACAAGCCTCGTAGTCCTTGCTCATTCCGCCGTTGCCTCCTGCTTCTTCTCCCACCGTTCCAGGCCTTCCTGAAGCCTCTCGCGCAGGGTTTCCAGCAGCCACGACTTGAACTCCTCCTTGCGCTCGGCGGGGAACCATTCGTTCTCGTAGAACTCGGTCCCCTCCATGCAGATGAGGTTGCTGTTCTTCTTCCCGTCGCTCACGGCCACCCACTCGGTCCTCGACTCCTTGACCATGAGCGTGTACTGGAACTCGTGCTCGGTGTATTCCAGGATGGTCGTGTAGTCGGCCGTCCTGCCGTTGACGGCGCCGAACAGCTGCGCGTCGTCCATCTCGAGCCACCCGCGCACCTCGTCGGGCTTCAGGTAGCCGCCCTCGATCCTGCTCAGCACGTAATACTCCGAGATTACCGACCCCTTGACCGCCTTCGCCCTCTGGTGCAGGTCAGTGATGCCGTACTCGTGGTTGCCCGCGTTGGCCTGGAACTGCATCAGCTCCGCTTTCAGCCGCTCGTTGTCGGCCTTGAGCCTCGAGTAGTCGTCGATGAAGTACCGCTCGAGGGTCATGATTCCCTGATTTTCCATTTCAATCCCCTTTTCCTGTCCTCGAACTCCCAGAATCCGAAGAGGTAGAGCTCGTCGGAGTGGGGCTCCACCCCAAGCTTTCCGTCGAGCCACGCCTCCCCGTACTCGGATTCGTCCCAAATCCAATCCGCCGAATACCTGGCGCCCCCGTGGAACCCGTCGTGACATCCCGTCGTACCTGAACCGCAGACGGCTATGAGGGAGGGCCTGAGCAGCCCCGACTCCGCCCTCACGACCTCCCTGCCCGGGGGCCAGTGGTGGGCGTTATCCGCCATCCTCCCGCAGCAGGCGCACAAGGCCCCTTCCTCAAGGCGGTGGCTCGTCACCGACTTCCCCGCGTAGTAGCAGCCGACGTGCGGTTTCCCGAACCTCTCGAACACGGGCCGCGAGAAGCCGTGGAGCCTCGGGTCGGGCCTCACGATAACCTCCTGTCGGGGCCGTCCATGACGACCTTCTCGGTCATCTCGATGAGCCTGCTCATCATGGCCCTGGCCGTGGAGTCGTCGTACGACCTGCCCATCCTGTCGACGAGCTCCTGCTCCGCGTAGTTGGTGGTGACGACCACGGGCTTCATCGACCCGTACCTGCCGTCTATCACCGAGTAGAGCATGGTTGAAGCCCAAGAAGTGGGGTTCTCCTTGCCCAGGTCGTCTATCACGAGCAGGTCGCACCCGTTGAGCTCGGAGAAGACCTCCGCTTCCGAGCGGCCGTTCCCGTAGGTGTCCTTGAAGTCGGCGAGCATCTGGACGCTCGACACGAACCTCACCGTCTTGCCGTCCTCCGCGTAGGCCTTCGCCACCGACGCGGCCATGAGGGTCTTCGCGGTGCCGTTGCCGCCGCAGATGTACAGGCCCTTTCCCGACTCCATGATCCGCCTCGCAACGGCCCTGTCGGGGGTGACGTTCCAGTAGAGCTTGGGAACGCCCGTCCCCGATAGGATGCCGTCTACCTGGGCCCTATGCGCCCTGATGCCCTCCATGTGCATCGCGAGGTCCGACTCGAAGACGCAGGCGTAGCCGCAGTACGGGCATTCGGAAACGTAGCCCGGAAACGAGTCGACCATCATCGAGCCTCGGCAGATGGGGCAGCGGTGGTCCGAGGGGTTGAGCACCCTCTCGTCGACGTATTTCGACGACCTCTCGCAGCCGCACGAGCCGAAGCAGAACACCCTCTCGGGCTTGCCGAACAGGGTCACGTCGAGAGCCTTGAGGGGCTTGCCGCAGTAGGCGCACTGCCTATCGGATGTACTCGGAATAGCGTTCACTCGCCACCTCCTCGAACGACTTTGGCTTCGCCTGTATCTCGTTGAGGTACCCCTCGAACTTCGTGCCGAAAAGGGTCTCCGGGCGAAGGTACTTCGCCATCTTGGGGTCGCCGCGCCACGCGGCGGCCTTCTTGTCGATGACCGACTTGAAGTCGGCTACAGTGAAGCCCTCGCTAAGCCGCGACCTGATGAGGGAGGCGGTTTTCTTGCCAGTTACCCTGTAGCTCGTGCCGAGGACCGAGTTGAGGTACGATATGATTTCATGGGTCTCGGGGGGGACTTTCGGTCCTCCCCCTTCCCCCACACCCCCTACCCCTTTAGAGTCTTCTCTAGGATTAGTAATAGATATAGATATAGAGTCGTATCCAGAGTTTTCGTTTTTTTCGGATACCGTATCCGAAAAACCGAATAGGGTATCGGGCTTGACTGGAAACTCCTTACCTCTCTCGTTCTCGTACTTGTTTATCAACCAAGCCATAAACGGAGTATGTTTCACCGTCGATATGCTCTCCACGAGCGGTTTTTCCAACTTCGGAGAACTGGTCCAGTTGTATCTATCCCAGTGAAATATCAGGCACTCGTTTGTCTCGACGCAGTAGCCGACCACGTTCGCCGCGCAGAGTTCCGCCATTGCGCTCTCCACCTGCTTCGCGGTAAGCCCCGTGTCGTTCGACGCTCGCCTGTACGTCACCTCGTAGCACCCTGCCAGGTTCGTCTTCGGGTTTGTAAGGAGGTAGAGCAGCAGGTACTTTGCGGTGCTGCTCATCTCCTCCACCTTCGTGTCGAGCCAGAAATCTGTCGTGATTGTCCGATTCATTTTTATATTGTTCTCTCTTGGGGCTAAATCAGTATGTCTTCGTCGTAGCCGTAGCCCTGGTCCTGCTGGAGGTTCGGCTTGCTCATGAACTCGATTTCGTCTACGATGACGTCGAGCTTCGAGCGCCTCTGGCCGTCCCTCTCCCAGGAGCTGTAGCGCAGCTTGCCTTGAATCGAGACCTTGGTCCCCTTCACGAGGAACCCGGCTATCTTCTCCGCACGGGAGCCGAACATGGAGCAGTCGACGAAGTTCGCGTAGTCCTCCCATTCGCCCTGCGGGTTCTTCCTGCGCTCGTTCACGGCCACGCCCAATGACATGACGGCGTTTCCCGACTGGGTCCTTCTCAGTTCGGCGTCCCTCGTGAGGTTGCCCGAGATGCATACGGAGTTAATGCTCATCGCAATCATCTCCCAGCAGAGTCGCGAGGAACCCGCAGACGCCCCCTATCTCGGCCTCCTTCAAGAGGTAGTGCTTCTCGACCTCGAGGATTCCGACGCATTCGCTGATGGTGACGTGGTCTTCGCGCATCTCGCACACGAGGTCGTGGATTCTCTCCGCGTACTCCTCCTTCTTCTCGTTGTGCATGTCCAAGTGCTTCAGGTGCTTCTCCTGGTTCATTCGGATTCCCCTTTCATGATTTCCTCTGCTTCCTTGAGGGTGTCGTAGGCGTCGGCTTTCGCCAGAGCCTCTCCGAGCTCGCACGCGGTCTCGACGCCCAACCCCCTGATGAGCATCAGGCCCCTCATCGCCGACTCGTAGGCGTGCTCTACCCCGAGGATCCACTCGAGCGGCTTCAAGCCGAGCTCTTCCGCGCGTTTCATGGCCGCACGCATCGCCGCTTGGGCGACTTCCACAATCTCCATGTTCTCCGCCATCTAGTCCTCCCATCCGTAGTCGGGCTTCTCGCAGCAGCCGAGCTGGTTCAAATCGTCAAGGGTCGCGTCGCTAGCTGCTTCGAAGGACTTGCCGCACGACTTGCACACGGCCCTCCTGAGGCCCGTCTCTTCGTTTTCGGGCTCGACCTCCAGGACGGCTTCAGAAGCGCCGTCGGTTGCCGTATCGGCGATTATCGGGTCGAGCACCCCCGAGTAATCCGGGGTCGTCTCGTCCGCCGCCACCGCCTGCTGGGCCTCGACCGATGCGGGGAGGTACGGGAACGCCCTCCGTATCACGGTCTTCTTCGCCATCGCCACGTAGTCTGTGACCCAGGGTCCGCTGTCTTTGGCTTTGGAGCGTTTTCGTATGGCCTCGACCTCGTCGATGGTCATGACGTCCATGTAGTGTCCGCCGTCCTTGAAGTGGGCCACCATGTAGACGTGGGTGGGCTTCTCGCCCGGTTCGTGGCGCCTGCTCGAGGGCTTGTGGCGCAGCTTCTCGTCCAGGCCGAACTCGTACTCGAACTCGTCCCCCTCGAACACGGCCCTGGCAGATATGTCCTTTATCTCGCCCGACCTGCGGCAGAGATCGATCATCCCCTTATAGCCAACAATTAGGGTCGCGGTCATCTTCCCCTTGTTCCGATAAGGGAGGATATAGGCCCTGCCAAGCCCGTCTACCGCGCTTGGCTCCAATCCCAGCGCCGAGCACTTCATCACGCACGAGAGCAGGGACGCCACGTCGCATTCCGCAAGCTGCGGCGTTTGGTTCACCGTGCTAATCGCCAGCTGGTACATGCGCTCGCTGCTCATGTGCTTCGGCATCACGGCCTCGATGCGCGACCAGTGGCTCTGCAGCAGGTCCGCTATTCCCTTCCTCGGGTTCGCAGCCACAATCTGCGTGTCCCTGGCTGATTCGGCCACTCTTCCCATCTCATCACCTTCCTAGTCCTTCGCGGGGGAGAACCTGAGCCCCCCGTCCCTCGTGTACTCGGTCTCGTACTTGGAGTAGGCCTCGGGCATCTCCTCCCTGAGGCGCTTGGAGTCGAGCTTCTTCGACTTGGTTCTCGACCACGTGCACCTGACCGACTCGCTCTCGATGCCCTTCGAGTCGCCTATCGCCGCCTTGATTTCGGCGTCGAGCTGCTTCTTCCTCGCCTCGAGCGCCTTCAGTTCCTCGTTGACGAGAGCCCTCTCCCCCAGCTGCGGGAAGTCGGCGTCCATGACCGGGACGTATCCCTCGTGGGGATCCGCGTAGATTTCCGTCAATGCACGCGAGTCGTTGCCCACGACCTGGGGCATGATGCCCTTCAGGACGAACTCGAGCCAGAACGTGTCCACGGCCTTGTCTATCGCGGCTATGTCGTCCTCGTCCCTGGGAACGAAGTACTCCCTGTATTCCTGTCCCCCTATCAGGACAGCAACCCAGTTGAAGTCCCATCCCGTGATCGAGAGGTAGTGCTGGACCTGGGTCATGTAGTAGTCGGGGACGCCGAAGACCCACTCGGAGGCGCTCCTGAGGCCCACGGTCTTTATCTCTAGGACTCCCCTGCCGTCTCCCCTGAGCTCCCTGTCGATGTTGGCGAACGCCCACGGCCTTTCGTTTGAGACCATCGTGCAGTTCTTCCTGAGCACCTTCAGCTCCGGGTGCATGTCCTTGAACTTCTCGGCCACCAGGGGCTCCAGGCGGTTCCCCCATTCGACCGACTCCTTGCCGGAGAGGTCGGGGGGCTCGGCCCTTCCCGTCTTCTCCAGCCATACGTCGAGGGGCGACCTCCATTTAGAGAGGCCCATTATCGCGGCCACGTCGGAGCCGCCGATCCCCTTCTTCCTCGCCTCGCGCCATTCCTCGTCGGAGGAGTAGCGGACTTCCGTGTAATCCATAAATCTCCTATCTGCATGCCGATTCGGGCACGTTCACGGGCTGGTAGTAGACAATCCTGTAAGGCTCGTAATCCATGACCGACACCGTCACGTGCGGGTTGTCGGGCTCGTACTTCACGGTTGGTATGACCCGCCTCACCCAGTAGGGGCCGTCGTCTGGAAGGACGCCTGCGGCCACCAGCCCGTCCAATATGGGCTTGGCGGCGCCCATCACGTTGTCGACGTCCCTGAGCTTCTTCGCCTTGCCGTTCTTGAAGTACCTGATTTGCTCGACGAAGATGATCGCGACCTCGCTCGGGACGGTCACCCTCCTGAGCTTCGCCTTCTTCGCGTAGGCCATCGCGAGCTCGGTCTCGTCCTTCTTGGCCTCGGCCGCCTTCGTGTAGTGGGTCCTCGCCAACTTCTCGGTCTCGTTCCTTCCGAGGAACCTGCCCGGAATCTCGAACTGCTGCATCATGACGCCGCCGCATCGCCGAGCAGCACCATCTGCTCCGCTTCCTTCCTGTTGCATGCGAGGAAGGTGGTGGAACCGCTGACGACCTCGTGCCAGATTTCGGCCATGTCTACGTCGTCGACCTTGCTCTTCCGAAACCGTATGGTCCTCGCGAGCCTGGGCCTGAGCATCACCATGTACCTCGTGATGCTCGGGTAGAGGTTGTGGTCCCGCTTCAGGTCGGCGAAGTCCGATATGTTGAGGCCCGCCTCCCTCGCGTACGCCATCGCGTCGCTTCGGGTGGTCCTCACAACCCCCTTGTCAACTTGCAGGTGCATGTAGTGCATGAGCGCCCTGAACGAGGAGGGGTGGCCCTTTATCCAGTAGGCCGCGTCGTAGACCGACCTCTCGGCTTGGCTCAATCCGAAGTGGTAGTCCATCTAGATCCACCCCCAGTAGATTCCGAGCCCTATCATCGGGCCGAACGTCAGCACGAACGTTATGGCCGCCCACTTGCAGCCGCGTTCGTAGTCATCCTGAATCCTGTTTGCTACAATGTTCGTGTCATCCCGCATGGTGACTACGGTGCGCCGCTTCCCTCGGCGCACCAACACTCCCTCTCGCATGTCCCACCTCCTTGGCTATCTCCCTCGCGGCATCCATCGCCGCCTTCCTGTCCACATGGCCGTGGACCCTCACGAGGGCCACGTGCGGCCCGTCCCTGATTTCCTTCATGTGCTTCTCCTTCTTCGCGGAGTCCCCCGCATGGGGCGCAGCCGGGCGCCTTGCCTGGCTCGGGAGGCCGGGAACACGTATGCTGCGTATGGACGAACGGCATCCTCCG